CACTTTCGGTGTACAGGCAGCAAAGAAATCGGGAGAGAGTAGTAGTAATGGAGGTGGAATTAGTAAAGAAGATATGGAAAGGTTAATAGAATCTGCTGCACAAACTGCACCTTCTCAAACTATAAGAGTTGAGCAAGGTCCAATTAGATTTGAAAATAGTGAAACGATAATTAAACCTGTACCAACGGATCCTCCTAAACCACCTTATTCTTTATAACAAATGAATTTATTATTACGTCCACTTGATAATGTTGCTGATCCTGTATGGTCAGTAATCTTTATGGTATTTCTTTCTGTTTGTATGGCAGGTTATGCCATCTACTATATATTAGGTGTTGATAAAAGAGAATCTCATGGGTGCTATGAAACCACCGAGCAGAAAGAGTTGTTATAATTTTAGAGTCACAGAAATAAACAGAGTGTTGGATGGTGACACAATAGATGTGACAATAGATTTAGGATTTGATTTATATAAAAAGGAGAGAGTAAGGGTAGCGGGTGTTGATACACCTGAAAAACGTACACGAAACTTAGAAGAGAAGGCACTTGGAATCGACGCAACCAACTGGCTCAAAGAAAAACTGGAGAGTACTATCGCTGGTGATGATGAGTTGTCTGTTAGGACTGAACTTGTTGGTGGCGTCGGCAAATATGGCCGTCTTCTTGGTTGGTTATACATTGGGGACGAGTCAGTGTCACTCAACGAACAAATGATTGAGTTTGGTTATGCCCTTGCCTACGACGGAGGAACTAAAGATATGAATTTAGAAAAGTTGAGAGAGATAAGAAGATCACATGGGACTTTGGTAGAGTGATGAGTACTTTATTTGTGTTTGGATTTATAACTTTATTGACTTATACCCTACATATTACATGGCCTATAAAAAAAGGTAAGAACTAAAATGCAAAAAGTAATTAACGGAATCGCATTACTTTCGGGATTAGTATCACTTTCAATAGTTGGTGCTGGAGGATATCTTTATATGAATAAGGATGCTCTCATTGAGGATGCCAGAGTAAAGGCAACAGAAGCAGTTACTGAAGCAATCACAGAGGCACTTCCTGGTATGGTTGAAGGACTTATGCCAGAGATGCCAGAAGTTCCTGAACTACCCGCACAAACTGGTGGTGTATTGCCTTTCTGAAAAAAGTGTGAGAAGTGTTAAATAGTAAAGATGTTTTGGTATTTAAAAAATGGCTAGATCAGTACCGGCAAAGAAGAGAAATGAAAATCAAGATAAGTTTTTCTTGTATGTGATTTTCTTCCATATTTTTACAGCAGTAGCAAGTATTTTTAAAGACTGATGCCAACCATTCGTGATGTGAAAGTTGAACCTATCAGGGAGATTGGTATTCCTCCAGTTAGAAGTATCTTTACTGGTCTTCCTGAACCAGTCATTACAAATATATCACCACCAGTTACTATTACCATAGGTTCTCCTATTGTAGATCTACCTGGATGTGTAGAATATAATCCAGCAGGTCCTGGTGTTGATAATGATCCTAATGGCAATAGGATAATTTGTGATGCTACTGCACCGTCATTTAATCCTATTGATTATGATCCTGACGACATGGTATTTACTGGTCCACCAGAACCTATACCTGAACTCGATCTAGAAACCCCAGAGATACCACAGACACCATTACCACCTACACCAAAACCTCCAGACGTTCCTTTTGTTACTGCCACTGAAGAAGAGAAGGAAGAAACCGTTGAGATAATAGAAGAACCTACATTTGTAGAGAAGTATTTACCATCAGCAAACGAAGTGACAACAACAGTTACGGTTGCTATGGCAGCAGCAACAGCAGCAGTCTTTGGTAAACCATTAGCAGAGTTACTACTGAAGATTATCAGACCTTCTGTAAAGAAAATAGTTCAGAAAGCAAAAAATAAAGTAGGAGTTAAGGAAGTGGTGCTGTCTGTGAGTGAGAGACGGCAGTTGCAAAGAGACTTAAGAAAATAAACTATTATTGAGGAATAGAATGACGGTGTGGAGCAATAGCATTCTTATTCATTACTGTCACATCAGCACATAACTTTGACATCTCTGTGCCGGGAGTGAATAAGATCCCTTCTTTCATTAAATTTCCACAGGTCTTAAGTCTTGCCAACTCAAAATCTAATCTCTTATTGGCAGTTAGTTGTCTCTGTAAAGCAATCTGTGTTGATGCTGCTTCCTTACACTGGTCTTGTAACTTCCGGTCCAGTGGACGACTCCATGTAGCAGAGAAACCAACACTTAAATTATAATTATCTTTCTGTCCTGTTCTGGTTCTTTTTTCAAAAATTATATCTCCTGGATTATCAATCCTTCCATCTTCATCTAAATCACTAATATCATACACTGGATCATTAAAGTATGGTTCGTATGGTTTAGCAGCAGATACTGCACCAGTTACATATGGTGTGAAGTTTAGGGTAGGTCCTTGACATTGAATTCCCCCACCATATGTATTTGTAATATACGGTCCTTGTAATACTTGGATAGCCTGGTTTGTAACCGATCCGCTGCTGTTAGCAACGGGATTAGCAGTAGCAGAGACCCCACCCACAGTATTAGCAAATACTTGAGACGGGAAGATTCCATAACAAATTATTGGGAGAAGATAGAGGTAGTTTCTGTTAAGCTTTCGACGAGAGTTTCTCTTTGAATGATTGTCTGGTTCTGTAATCCTGGTCCTTGATAACTTTCTGTGAACTGAAATGCTGCTCCAGGATTTGCTTGCACCCAAGTATTTGTTCCTTGTAAACCAGTCCATGTCGAAGTCACTCCGTCTATAGTATTGCTTGTCTGTGTAGTGGGTAAGTTTATCTGACCACTATTTGTTTTGACATTAGTTCCTGTCACTGAATATTGATATCCAGTCGAATAATCCATCGAGTTGATGGTTTCATTAATTGTTTGTTTAGTTTCCGTTCGGGTCGTCATTGATCCTTGCGTGAAGTTTGGCACGACTGGCACTGCTTTGGATTGTCCAGAAGACATCACAATAAGTGCAGCAGCGGCAAAAAGAGGTGCCACGACAATTACATTGACACCCCTTTGGATTTGGAAAACCATAACTAAGTCCCTCCATCACTCAAAAATAGATACTTCAGACACAAACTGACCGATAGCAGACGTACCTGCTCCACCAGCAGTAATGCTAATAGCACCAGCAGTGTCGATAGTACCTGCTAGAGTGCCAGCAGAACCAGCAGCAGTGGATGTAAGGTCTCCAAAGGGAGCAACAGCACCAGTGCTAACACTGGCAGGCAAAGCATCTCCTTGAGTGAAAGAGTTGGTGAAAGTAAATGCCTGACCACTGTTTGCTTGTGTTGCCGTAGGAATAGAAGGAGTATCAGCAACACCAGATGTAAGTGTTCCAAGTCCTCCAAGCCCACCAGTAGTTGTGACATTGCTACCAGAAACACTGTAAGAGTTTCCTAATCTTACTGCTCTTGTTGCAGCAGCATCAACATTAAGTTGAACACTAGATGATAATCTACTTGTAAGGGCACCAGCATTTGCTGCTGCCCCAGTCATCAAAACCATTCCGAAAGCAAATAATGCCTTTTTCATTTTAATGCAATTCTTTAAAATTATTTATGGTTTATTTTTTTATATATAATGTTACATAAACTTATTTGAAATGAACGAGCAGCAAAATCATCTTTCACAATTATTGGAACAGAGGAATAATCTTGCATCTAAGTTAGAAAATATCCAAGGAGAATCTACAAGAACAAGAGAACTGATGTTTAAGACTCAAGGTGCTATTGAGTATTTGGAAGCAACCGGTGTCAAACTGCCAGAACCAGAAGTCACCGAAGAAGCAGAAACAGAAGTGTCTGAGACGGAAGTCGTAGAAGAGGGTTGACGCACAGACCAGAAGGCATTATAATAAGAAGGTCAGGGAGGCAAACTGATGTCCGCCTCCTTTGACTGCGGTAGTCCTCTTAGATGGGTTCAGGACTAGCGGCGACAGGAACCCATCACTATGTCTCAGTAGCTCAGTGGACAGAGCAATTCTCTTCTAAAGAATCGGTCGTTGGTTCGACCCCAACCTGAGACGTTGCTTTTCCTATATAGATTAGAAACATTTATTCTAAGCAAATGGGAAAGGCATACAAACTGATGACGGAAGAAGAAAAATCTGCTTTCAATCAGTATTGTGTTCAACGATGGCGTCAAAGAAAACTTGATGCTGTTGAATACAAAGGTGGAAAATGTCAACAATGTGGATATGATAAGTATCCTGATGTGTTGGAGTTCCATCATCTAGATCCAACTCAAAAAGAAGCATCTTGGAATAAGATACGACTTTGGAATTTGGAAAAGATAAAATCTGAGTTGGATAAGTGTTCTATGCTTTGTGCTAATTGCCATCGTGAAGAACACATCCGACTCCGTAATCCCCTGTAGCTCAATCAGGCAGAGCACGAAGCTGTTAACTTTGGGGTTACTGGTTCGATTCCAGTCGGGGGAGTTGCCACCGTAGCATAACGGTGATGCAGTGCTCTTGTAAAGCAAAGATTGCTGGTTCGAATCCAGTCGGTGGCTTGACAAGAATTCAATCTTGTCATATAATACTTCTTGTGTGAAGGAAGATGCGTTGGGAGAGCAATCTCTCATCTGCGGAATTAGTTTAGAGGCAAAACTAAAGGT